CACAGCCGGAGTATTTATCCTGCACCCTGGACATTGACACCGATGTAAGAATTTCAACATTTGGCAATTCCCTTGTAGGAAAAAACTTTAGTGCCGGCCATATCGTTACCGTGTTTAACGGGATGAAGGACAAAGTGGCTCAGGAGGAATTGGCCGGAAAAATAAAAGGAAACCATGGTGGCGAGGATAATACAGGGGACACGGTTGTTGTTTTCACGGACGTAAACGGTAAGCCAACAGAGATAACAGCCGTTCCGACCAATAACTTAGACAAACAATACGAGGCCATTTCAAAAAGGAATCAGCAAAAGAAACTTACCGGGCATAATGTTTCTGGAGTTCTTTTTAAGATAAAGACTGAGGGGCAGTTGGGAAACAGAACCGAATTAATAGAGGCTCATGAGTTGTTTGTTAATGAGTACGCAAAAGTAAAGCAGGAAGCAGACTTATTAATGATGAAGGCTTTTTATAAGGCCAGATTTGGTCAGGAAGTTGAGTTTGTTGTAGAGCAAGTGCAGCCTATCGGCGTTGAGTTGCCTTTGGGAAACCAAAATGTAATTTCAGCTCTTAACTCCAAGGACCCGAACATTGTTATTAATTACTTGGTTGAAAAGTACGGGATTAAGTTTCCGGAAAATCAAAACGGATCGGCTGGAACTGGAGCCGTAACTGTAAACCAAAACCTAAAAGGATTGTCGGGCCGTGAAAGTCAGGACATGTTGAGAATTGTAAGACAGTTCGACAAGGGGCAAATGACAAGGCGGCAAGCCATTCTAAGATTAACATCCGGGTATGGATTAACTGAGGCCGAAGCCTCTAAATTCCTGAATGAAAACGATGACAATTCAGCAACCTTCAGTAAGCACGTCTGCCTTGCGGATGATAATACTTTTTTGGCCCTGTTCAATAAATACGCTCACGATGTAGACGAATCGGACGAGGTATTAAGTGTTAGTTTCCAAACCAACAGCGTTAAGTTTGAAGAACCTGTCCCTAAAGAGGTTATAGATAACGTAATGGTGGCAATACAAGCCAATCCAGAAGCGGATAAGGAAACATTGGCTAAAGACCTGAACATTGAACCGGGCCTCCTGGAAAGGGTTTTAAATGACCTTTCAAAGTATAAGTTAATTGTGTTGGTACGGGATATTATCAAACCAACACAGAAGGGCTTAGATTATGAGGTGGATTCAAAAATCTATACAGAGTACGTGTACACCAAAAGGCCGGATGTAAGTGGTCCTGTTATCAAAAGCACTACCCGTCAATTTTGCCGGGACATGGTGCAGTTGACCAGAAGAAAGGCTTTAAGTTACGAGGCCATTAACAGATTGAATAACGAGTTTGGAGAAAATGCCTGGGATTACAGAGGTGGATTCTATAACAACGGAGAAGAAACAACCCCATGGTGTAGACACGTATGGGGTGCAGTAACCAAAATTAGAAGACGTAAAAAGTAATGGCGCATTTATTAATATCTCAAAACTACCTAAAGGAAAAGGGAATCATTGATAACAATGTGGACTTTTCTAAGCTGACACACGTTATTGAAACCGTCCAAGACATTTTCATTCAGAACGCCCTGGGGACTGATTTATACAACCAAATAAAAACCCAATCCACTCCTCCAACTACATTAACCGCCGCTAATGCCACTTTACTAAACGATTACATCCTTAAAATCATGGTGCTTTATATTCAATGTAAGGCTCCGGTAGCGGTTCAGTACCGCTTTATGAATAAGGGAATCATGCAAGTGAGTGCAGATAATGCAACGCCTTTAGACCCCAATTCATTAAAGTTTTATACTCAAGAATGGAAAACGGATGCAGAGGCTTACGTTCAGATGATGACGAACTACATCATAGCCCATCAATCGGACTATCCGGCTTACTTCACCAATAACGGCTTAGACCGACAGGTCCCATCAAACAACGGACATAATATTGATATGTTTTTACCAGATAGTCCATACAAAAACACTTTGGGGGATTATTACAACAATACCTGTAAGAAAGACAAAGACATCAGTAACCAGCCGTTCTAATGGGAAAGATTGAAAAAGAATACGAAAAAAAATTACGTGAATACTTAGAAAAAGAAGGTGTTAAGTTTAAACAACATAGTAAGCGAAATAAAGACGTTCGCCCAAAACCACAAGCAGATAAATAGCTGTGTGTTTGGTGTGATCCCTGAAGTTGGAGAAACGTCCCCCGTTTATCCGGAATTGTTTTTTGATTTAAGCGATACAGCCTCGGAGTTTTCAGAACAAACCGATTCTTATTATTTCGATTTTCTGATTACTGATAAACCAAACAAACAAAACGAATACGCCTCCACGCTTGAATCTCTAAGCGATACAAAACTAATAGCCAACGATGTTGTGTCTTATTTTAAGAAACACGATTTCGGACAGGCGGTTAAAATAGACTTACCGGTTACCATGCAATCAATGATCGGAACCAAAGAGGATTCAGTTTGCGGATGGATGTTCACATTAAAAATAACACTAACTCAAGGAATTAATTACTGCCAAATACCATTAACATCATGATTTCAAAAGCAACAATAACAAGACCAGCAAACACCACGGCTTATGCAGCCGGAGATGTAATAAACGGAGACGGGGTAACTATCCCAATCGAACTACCGGTAAACGGAGAAAAGGATCTGGTTATCCTGGCCACTCACTTAATGAGTTCAAACGAGGCAAGCACCCCGGCGATTGACATTTACTTCTTTAGTGAATCATTTACAATAGCAGCAGATAACGCCGCTTTTGCACCAAGTGATTCACAGATTAAAAGCTTTTTGGGTAAGGTTTCGCATACTGAATGGTCAGCTTTTGCAGCCTGTAAGATCAGCGATTCGCCAGCAGCGTCCATTAACTTACCAAACGTGAGTTATGATTCGGATATGACGGCCACAAACGGAACAAGTGTTTACGCTGTCTTGGTTGCTGCTGCTGCCTACACTCCAATTAGCGGTGAGGAAATTACCGTAAAGATTGACCTGGTTTAATGAAGCGGAAGTTAAAGAAAATAAGCCCGTACTTTAGGAGGGGTGGGGGGGGTAGTCAAAACTTCATAACCGCTATTGGAGGAACAGTAACGAGGGTTGGGAATCACCTCGTACACTTTATAACGGGTACAGATACATTTGAAATAACTCAATTAGCCGACAATGATGACTACAATGAGTTAGAGGTTGTTGTTATTGGTGGCGGTGGAGGCGGTGGCGCATATAACTATGGTGCAAATGCGGCTGCTGGTGGCGGTGGAGCGGGTGAATGGAAAACAGCAGTATTAACGGCAGAAATTAAATCTTACACAGTAACGATAGGTGCTGGCGGGGCGTTTCAGGAAAATAACGGAAATGGCGGAGCTGGGGGTAATACAACTTTTGATGCTATCACCGCTTTAGGTGGTGGTTATGGTGCTGGTGGGCCTGCCGTTGGTGGCAACGGGGCAAGTGGTGGGGGGGGTGCGCAAAACAATATTGGCGGAACAGGAACGGCAGGATATAACGGTGGAACATCTCTTGGTGTAAATAATAGTGGAGCAAGTGGTGGTGGAGCTGGGGGAGCTGGGGTTAATTGTCCAGAGGAAACACTGGATGTTGTTGGTGGTTTAGGAATAACATCAAGTATAACAGGAACAAGTGTTGTTTATTGTCAGGGCGGAGTTGGTAATAGTACATCTGTATTAGCTTCTGAATTGGATGGGCCAGAAGGATTAGGTTGGGGTGGTGCTGGAGCAAATGCAAATGGAGGAGCCGGCAGAAGCGGTGCCGGTTCTTCTGGTGGAATTATTGTTAAATATTTTTGCCCTCAAAACTACTATTACAGAATAACAGAATTAACAGAAGATAGCGGAATACAGTGGACTGACTCTTCATTTATTTACCCGTTAGATTCTAATACATTAGCTATGTTTGGCGGGTATAATAATGTTGATTTTTTACCATATAGTGTTACTGATTTATGGTGGACTACCTCAGACGGAATTACTTTTAATGAAGAATCCCCCATGCCCGTTGGCCCATCTTCGCACATAATAGCTGGATTAAGAGACGATGGTTATGTTTGGGCGTTTGGTAAAAGTCAACACTTACCTGGTCCTACGGCTAAGTTTTGGGTGGCTAAAATAGACACAACAACAAAAGTTTGGACTATAATTTTTCAGGAATCAGATGTTGATGGGGATGGGTATGTGCAATGGGGATTCTTTCATAAAAATTATATGTACGCTGCATTTTCAAGCGGTGGAGCAACAACATTTTTAAAGAAAAGCTCAGACGGCTTAACGTGGACAAACGCTGCGTCTTTACCTGATTATGCTTTTGATTCTTGCGCCTGGAGTGATGGCACTCGTATAAGATTTGGGGGCGGAGGACAGGATATAGCGGCCACACCAATAACCAATCCCATAACTAATGTTTATGAAAGTTTAGATGATGGAGAAACATTTAGCACTGTTAGTGCTTTACCATCAGCAATGCAATCAATTTGGCCGTCTTATATTTTATTTAACGGTTATGAGTTCTTTTTAACTGGAGCATGGGGGCCATCAAATTCAGATTGGGGACAAATGTATTATAGGGAATTGGGTAATGGTGCTTGGACTTATGCGCAGGATTTATATCAAAGATTTGATTTACTCGGCGTTTACCCAAGACACGCATCGGCTTTGGGGATTTTTAAGAATAAGCTATTTATAGCATCAGGAACATTTAATAGTGTTTTAGCAATAGACAGAAGATGACAAAACAAGCAATTTTAAACCAAGTTACAGCCGTGATTGAGAATTACGGAACTATGGGTATGGAAGACGAATTAACAGGAACCCAAGCAACGGCACTCACCGATGAGTTGGCCGGAACCCTGGACACCGTAAATCCAACTAACACATATCCACCAACACCGAGATGAGGTATTTAGCTTTAATAGCTGTATCTCTTTTTTGTGCAGGGTACTGGATTTGCTCTTTTGCTTATCCTGACCCGATTGATTTAATTAAATGGTGGGATATGAGATTAGCGATTTACTCTTTGATTTTTGCTCTCTGCTTCTTTGTAGGATGGAGGCTCACTAATGGCGTGACAAGGGCGATTTTTCTTGTTGGGGTAGTTTTTTGTTTGGGCGATATTGTGGATAGGTACTGCTTCAGAGTTGACACATTTGAGTTTGACGATTTACTACTTTACATTTTTGCCTTGTACTACATTTATTCAGCTTATGCCAGAGAGATTAAGACAAATACCAGATGAGATTTGGTCTTTTATTGTAAAAACCCTACCGATCAGTTTGGCTGCATTGGCGATTAGTATTTCGGTTCAGATTAAGAACCGGACGGCCACAGTCATCAATGTAGTTCTTTCCATTGTGAGTGGTTTGGCTTGCTCGTATTTAACGGCCCCGTTTGTGTTTGAAACCTTCGGTAAGGGGGCGGCTCCGATAATTATAGGCGTTATGACCATCACCGGGGAAAAGATTGCCTATTGGCTTATTTACGAGTTTAAGGTGGATGTGTTTATGGAATCATTTTTGAAGTACCTAACTAAGAAGTTTAAGAAATGAGCAGAGATAAAAAAGACCTTCATTCAGAACTTGTAAGCGCATACGAACAGGCGTGTACAAAGTACAAGGAATTGTACCCTAATGACGTTCAGCCGTTCATTACACAAACATTCAGGAGCCATGATGAACAGGACAGGCTTTACGCTATTGGAAGGACGGTAAAGGGTAAGATTATCACAAATGCTCAGGCCGGACAAAGTCCTCATAATTTTACTCCTTCATTTGCTTTCGATATTGCCTTTGTGGGAATTGACCGGAAACTAAGCTGGGACAAAAAGCACTTCAAAAAGTTTGCCGACATCATTAAGCAAATCAATCCGAGCGTTGAATGGGGAGGTGACTGGAGGTTTGTTGATCCTCCTCATTTTGAGTTAAAGGCGTGGAAACAAATTAAGGAAATTAAACATTTATGAGCATAGCAGACATTAACATTTACTATTGGGCAATCGCTTTGGGTGGGGCCTTAATTCACATCCTTATGAAGTTAAGCGAAGTTCCGGAAACAAAAGGGCTTTGGAGTTCATTTACTCGAAAGGATAGGTTTGTGACGCTGGCTTCGTTTGTTGCCATTCCGGTGCTTTTAATGATTATGACCGACACAAGCCTGGTCGATCTACTGCCTTTAAACTATATTACGGCGTTCTTAACAGGGTATCAAACACAATCTTTTTTGAGGTCATTTGCTCAGATTGCCGGAAAGAAATACATCAAACAGGATGGCGAAGTTTAGCATTTGGACATTGTTTGTCCTGGCACTATTTGTCCAATCGTGTGGGTGCAATTTTCATTTGCGTCAAGTTGAAAAGAAATGCGGTTTAACGAGTAGAACGGACACCGTGTTTGTTCGTGATACAGTTATTGTTCCTGAAGTTCATACAGACACTATTGTAAGCCTCGGACACGACACCGTTTACATTAACAAGGATAGGATTCAAATTAAACTTGTTCGTTTGCCAGGTGATTCAATCTTTGTGGATGGCAAGTGTAAACAAGACACAATGTTCATTGAGGTTCCTGTTGCCGTAACAAACAACGAATACAAGCCTGAACCCGCATGGCAAAAGTGGCTCGGATGGATTCTTTTCTTAGTGCTTTTGGTAGCCGCCTGGTTGTTTAGGAAGCGATAACTACATTTTAATTCCCGCAATCGGTGAAGGAATGTTTTTAATCAGGTTATTAGAAATGTGCAAATAAACTGAAGTGGTTTTAACATTGCTGTGTCCGAGTAAACGCTGGATGAGGTTTATATCCGTTCCTTGCTCGACCAAATGCGTTGCGAAACAATGCCGTATTAAATGTGTATAGACCCTCTTATTATCAAGACCTGCTTTTGCGGCTAGCTGCTTAATGACTTCACCAATGCTTCGGTCCGAGTATCTCAACTCCTTTACAGGAAATTGACCGTTTAAAACGTATTCCTTTGGCTTGTATTCATTCCAGTACTTTTCAAGCAACGGAATCAAATCAGGACTTAGCATCACTTGCCGGTCCTTTTTGCCTTTGCCCTGCACTACATTAATTATCATTCGTGATCGGTCAATGTGGGTCCATTTAAGGTTGATGAGTTCAGATACACGGAAGCCGCAGGAGTAAAGCATGGCCAGGATAACTTTGTGTTTGAGATTCTCACAGGCGGTAAACATTCTTTGGATTTCCTCAACGGACAGAACGATTGGCAACTTTTTATCCTTTTTACTGTAAGGTATTTTATCCAGCTTCAAAGGCATTCCGACTGTGATTTCATAGAATGACTTGACGGCACAAAGTTTGTGGTTTCGGGTGTTAATTGTTTGAAAGGTCAACAGCCATTCCTTAATCTGTTCCGTCTTTATGTGTTGTGGATCTGTTTCTTTTTCAAAATACTTGAGGAAAGAACCGACTGAGGATTGATAGTTTTCCTGAGTCTTAATGCTTGGGTATTTTAACCGTGAATCGGTACAATACCTTTGGTGCCATCTTGTAAAATCCATTTTGAATGTGTTTATTTTATTGGTGTTTCAGAGATTTTCTTCTATATAGTAGTTAGGCGTAATGTTTTTGCCTACGCACCAGTATCTGGAAAATATGTCCATACAAAATCTTTCATTTCTTCGTCGCCAATATGCATCCATTTATTAACTTCAAAATCGAACCAGCCTACGGAATGTATTTTCAAACTCGGCGAATAGAGAAGAACTGAAACTGAGCAAAAAGACAAACAATCGTTATCTTGTTTCGGCTTTGTTCTTTTGCTTCTCCATTTTGTCTTTTCCTTAGATTTCTCATCTTTAATTAATTCAATCATAGCAAGAGCAACTTTTTTACAAAGTTCACGCTCCTCTCCGTAAATTGGATTTCTAAGCCTTGTTGGGTGGTCGCCTCTTTCAACCATGTATAAATCTATAAAAGTGTCTATTTGTTCTTCTCTGCTTAGTTTCATTTCCTTTAGTTTTTGAAATTATGGTTATTTATATTTTCGATTGCCACGCTAAAAACACATACGCCTAACAACAAACTTGCGCCATTACCTACTAACCGCCTATTAAACGGCGCAAGTTCGCTGCCGTTATAAGCAAGCTGCTACGCTCCTGCTTCGTTTGTCAATTCCGTTTCAAAAGAATTAAAAAAAAGCCCACCGCACTCTTTAATACGATTTTCAGCTATTTTACAATATTCTTCTGTTATTTCACTTCCAATATATTTTCTACCTAATTTACTTGCTACTAATCCAGTCGTTCCGCTTCCCATAAAAGGGTCGTAAATCAATGCTTCTTTTTCTGAAAAAGCGTTTATCAAATCAAATGGTAGTTGTTCAGGGAAAATTGCACCGTGAACATCAGATACTTTTTTGCCTCTGCCAATTCTCAAAATGTTATTCATTTCGCCTCTTTTGAATTTAGCGTTCTGTATTGCCCTTCCTGCTCTTTTGTCATCTTCTAATATCAATACCATTTCATAGCAGCTATTTAAAACCATTCCGTGCATTGCAGGCTGTCCGCTTCCTTTATCCCAAATGATAATATCCTTAATGTCCTTATTAAAGTCGCCAATGATTTTAAAAAACGCTTCTTTGCTTCCAGTTACTATCTGAAAGTTATAGCAAACAATTTTCGATACTCTTAATAGTTCGGTTAATACGCTGCTATGAAATTCGTAAAAATCATTTATCGGTAAGGCATCGTCAAAATGCTTATACTTCTTGCTAAAATGTTCGCTTTTCTCTCTTGTGGTGTATTGTCCGTTCCTTATTCTTGTTCGCATATTGTAAGGCGGTGAAGTAACTACCAAGTCCACAAACTTATTAGGCATTTTAGCCATCGTATCAAGGCAATTCTCGTTATATATTTTATTTATTTCCATCCCTTCTTTTTTTTAATTCTTTTGTTTAGTGCTTCGATTTGAGTTTTTCGGTAAATAACCGCAGCCAGCTTATAACAGCACCTATACGCAATTTTTCCACCGCACAAAGCCGACACACAACTGCGTATATCTGCAAACCGTTACTCCCCCACCGAATCCCCATAGTGGTAACAGTTTACATCGAGGCTGTAAGTCTTAATTACCCCGCACCAATCGCAGCTATCCTTTGTTCTAACCGTGTCTGGTGCTTTTGGCTTTGGAGAGATTGCGTTTGGCTTGTCGACAATGTTGATCCAAAGGACAGCACACATTAAAATGCCTATCAAACAGGCGACAATTCCGATGTTAAGCAGGGTTTGCGTTTTCATAGTTTCGGTTTTTCAATACGTTTAAATTCAATCACCCACACCCAGGGGTCATCTTCCGACTTTCCATTGATGCTCTCCCATAAAGTCTGAAATGATGAAATTGAACTCACAAGGTTGTAATGCCCGGTTTTGTAATCTTTAAATTGCCCGTCCAAATATGGGTCCATGTCCTCTTTTTCTAAACGATATTTAATTCCTTCTGCAAAAGCATCTTGTTCTGAAATATCACTCAACCTCTCCACCCTCACGTTGATAATCTCAAGCCAAATCCTTGCTGCTTCTTTGGGCATGTGGATGGATGGTTTCCATTTACCAAAAATGCTTTGCTCTATAAACATTTCACGAGTACGACCATTGCACCAGGCTTCGCTGAACTGTTCGTCCTTATATTGGTAAATCGTGTAGTCAACTCCATAATTCTGCACCTTTCTGAAAGTTTCTCTAACCCAAAGCACATCGCCTGGATAATACGGAAGCCCGTACTGCTTAAAGTCTCCGGTTTCATCTACTGTACCACACCAGCCTTCAAGCCTTGAATCCAAGGCCATGGGAAAATCAGTGTGATTGTGGAGTCCGCTATCATCTGGCTGTGGTTTCACCACTCGCCTTGTCTGGGTCTTACGGCCTTCCAGTATGGCGCGCACCATTTGGGTGCTGAATAATATTGGTTTTTGTTTCATGTTATTGGGGTTGAAATCCGTTGTTTTGATAGTTAAGTTCATCCGTTAATTCCTTCATCCTTGTCATCATTGCATCAATGGTTGATGCCAGTCCATCCGTGTATTCATTTTTATGTACCAGAATCCCGTACAACTGAGACTTGCGAATAATGCTCAGTTCCATTTCCCTAATCTTTTGAATCAGGGCAAAGTCTCGCCTTTGACGATCAGTTAATTCTCTTTTCTCTGGATAGTTATACATCGTTTAAAAAATCATTGTTGGCTTCCAAGTGAACAAAAGGCACTTCAGGCGTTCTGTAATCCACAAATTTGGTGCAAGTCTCAATCCACTTCAGTGTTACAGTGTCCAGGGCACCATGCCTGTTTTTAGCAATGATAATTTCTGCAACGCCTTTTGTAGACGAGTTATCCTCAAACGCCAGAATGCCATAATACTCCGCACGGTGAATGAATAGCACCAAATCAGCATCCTGTTCAATTGCGCCAGAGTCTCTTAAGTCCGACAGTTTAGGCTTCTTATCACTTCCGGGCCTGTTCTCAACTTGCCGACTCAATTGGGACAAAGCAATGATTGGGATGTCCAATTCCTTTGCCAAAGCTTTTAATCCACGGCTGATTGCACTCACTTCCTGCTCTCTGTTCCCTTTATCTCCTGCATCTACCAATTGCAAGTAGTCCACAATCAAAAGTTTGATTTTGTTTTCCCTTTTCCACTTCCTCGCCCTATTCCTTAAGTCATACAAACTAATCCCTCCAGTGTCATCAATAAGCAACTGTCCTTCCATGAAGGGGCGCATGTCCCTCATGAGTAAATCCATCTCATTTTTTTGCAAGCCGGAATAAGAAATCATTTCAAGTGGGATATCGGTTTCCTGAGAAGCAATTCGTTTAAACAACTGCAAGGCCGACATTTCCAAACTGAAAATCCCAACTGGTACCTTTTGCTTCACGGCATGTGCTGCAGTTCCAATTACAAAAGCAGTCTTTCCCATTCCTGGGCGAGCAGCCAAAATAATCAGGTCGCTTTTGTTCCATCCATGGGTAATTACATCCAAGGCATGAAAGCCTGAAGGAACACCAATCAGTGCACCTTTGTTGTTGATGATTGCTTCATTCTCTTCTACAAATTGGTGTATCAACGTGTGGGCCGTTTCCGTTTTACCGGTGAATACCCTTGACGTGATCGCCGTCATGTTCTTTTCTGACTGCTCCAGGATATCAAAGGGGTCCGAATCCGGTTCATAGGCTTTTCGGATGAGCTGAGTCGATAGGATAATGCATTCCCGTTTCAGAAACTTCTCCATTAAAATTCGTGTGTGAATTTCAATGTTTGCAGCTGAGGCCATTCGATTGGTGAGCGAAGAAACGTAATAAGCACCTCCTACAAATTCCAATTTGCTCATTCGTTTCAATTCCTGACAAGTGGTTAGAATATCCACCGGATGGCCATTGTTGGTCAATCTGCAAATGGCCTCGCAAATGACAGCGTTCTTTGGATCGTAAAAAAGGTCAGGAAACAAAAGGTCAGCAACGGTATGGTAGGACTCAGGGTCGATCAATATAGCACCAAGCACTGCACCTTCCAGTTCAACGGCTTGTGGTGGAATTAAGCCATCCACGGAAAGGCTTTTTGTATCGTTGTTATTTCTCTTCTTATTCATCGTTTAGGGGTATAGCTTGCCTTTGCCGGTGCTTCAGATGCAGGCGTTAACTGTTTTGGCACCCAGTTTTTAAAATGATTATAGAATTTAGCAGCAGTAGGGTATTCCAGATCTGCTGCCTTTCTGAAGGCTGGAATAAGGCTGATTACTTTCTCTTTGGTAATTTGGTTGAGATCAGCGATGGTTTTTATGTAGGTCGAATTGGGAAGGTCGTTTAGTAAAGTTTCCCTGATGCTCTGTTTTCCAAACTGATCTGGATTTGCATCTCCTGTCTTTTCTTCTTTCTTGTCTCCTTTCTTCTCTTCTTTCTTATAGGTTGGGATTTCATCAACAACGGTTTCGGCCATTTGAACCGTGGTTGAATTTTCTTTATCCGTAACAACCGATTTAATTCTTCTGGCCTCTGCAGAGGCCTTTCCCTTCAGGCTCTGCTTATCTGCAAAAACCCTGATCTCATCCAGCTGCTCATCCAGAAATTCAATCACCACTTTTTCTTCTTGTGATTTGATAATCTTATACTTCAGAAGCTCATTGATCTCGTCTTCCCCGAAATTGTATTTTGAATCCTCCATGGTGATGGATCCCCGGGTATGCCAATACATGCAACACAAATCAATAAATGCAATCCTCGCGTCTTTGCTGCGCTTTTGAATCCTTCCCATTACCCAGGATTGAATGTTGAACTTAAAAAATGGAAGATTCTTGCTCATATAGAAATTGTAGCTATTTGTAAGGTTTGTAAATTGATGAATGCCCCGTGGTAAGTAATTTCCGTCTCCCGGAACAACTTCCAGATGGTTTGCATAGCCAGCTGGACCAGGGTGGAATTAATGAAAAGGTCCTGTTTGTTAAGAGCCTCTGCCAAGGAACAGGATGGGCCGGTTTGTTTTGATCGTTGCTTTGAAAACTCCGGAAACTTTTCAAACACATTCGGCAATGTATTCACTCTACCTTTTTGGTTCAGCAAAGTGCCAAGCACAAATTGCCCAGTGTGTTGCGCGTTGCCAAGGTCCATCCAATAATAGGGGTGCAGATAAGGATCCCCGTTGCGTTTTAATCCCTTCAATGCAGCCCAAACTTGTTTTCTTGCCTTCACTGAATCAACACAGCTGATGGTGAAGTTGGCGCCTAGCACCTCCTTGTGTAAGTCCTTGGAATAATTCATCGGAAACGCTTTCCAAGAGGTGTTGAAAAACCGATTGATCCGGGTGACTAAAACAGAAGCTTTGTTTTGTCCCAAATCGTTCCTGCTGAACAACTGCCTCGCAAGGTTGGCTTCCGAGACACTATCGGCATCAAACACCCGAACGTATAGTCCAGGGTGCTGCAATGCTTTAAGTGCCGCATCCATCCGTGCCAATTGGGAAAGCACCTGACTTCCATTTCCTCCTGCACCAATCACATTGAATGTGATGGGGTGGGTAGGATCCAATAAGTATTGGCTGATTCGGTGAACCCTGGGCTTAGTTTTCTTCATTTCTTATTCTTTTTAAGAGGTCGTTGACTGTTTTGTATTTGTGCTTACTCAAACCTTCTAGTGGAAAGGGTTCGGTAGCTGCTTTTTTCATCATGAGGTGAAGGTTGTGGCCTTTGGCAACATTTTCTCCGCCGACATGGGTGAACCGGGATCCAAAAAACCTCCGCTCCCACCTGTTTATTTCCTGCTCGAGTACATTCTTACGTTCGGCTTCTGTTGTGTTTCCCATACACACGTCTCCATCGGAATCCACGTTGTAAAATGGGGCCTTGAACAATTCCGATTTGAGTGTCGGCCTTCCTTGCTCTTTAAGAGCATAAACATTCAATTGATCACCACTCGAGTGAAAAATCAATGCCGGCAAGTTGTATTCTTTGTTTTCCAGATTCAGCTTCTTATCGAAATACATGAAGCGCCTTTCGGGTTTACAGTGCCAAACGATAATTGTACTACTGAAGGTTTGTTTAAAGTACAATACCTTCTCAGGCATGATGCCCTGAATTTCCATCGGTTGAAACGCATCATTTCCCAAGTTCATGGCCAATTCCCCAAGGGCTTCTTTTTTAAAAGGCTTTCCTTCGGACCAGACAAATCCCTGCTTCGTCTCGTGAATGTCATGTGTCTCCAAGTAGTACTGACTTCCTCTTTCATACACAACCACCGATTGAATGGGTTTAAAGTGGTTAACTGATTCTTCTGTTATCATAATATTGTACAAATTCTGTTCGGTAATGGTTATCGTATAAAGTGTTCCCCATGAGGAAAAATTTCCTCAGTCGTATTAGTTCCTCGATGGGTTTTGGAAGGATATGCTTCTTTGGTGTTACGGTTCCGTAAACCACCGGTTCCGCATTCCCTACATTTGAGTACGTGTCATTGATCCAGGATTCTTCATTCTCAAAAACGGTATCGTGAAAAGACCATTGAAAGCAAAGTGTATCCGATGGGAGAATGGGGTCACCGTCATTTCTTTCCAGATCCATGAAGGCCAGTGAAAAGTCATCGATGGTTGCCTTCAAATCAAAGAGCGTTATGCCGTACCTCAACCATGTAAGGATGTCCATTTCCAACCTTCCTTTTGGTCGATAGGCGTTCACCTTAGAAATCACTTTCTCTTTGCTGTAGGTCGTCAGGGCGCGTTTGCATTCGTGGTAAAACCGGTAAGCAACTCCACCTTTATTGTATTTTGCAATGTCTGTTCTGACCAAGGCCAATTCGTATTCGTCCTGATCCTCCATGAAGGCTTTCCAGTCATTCAAAAAGTAATCGTTGTATTTGGTGTAAATAAAGCGGGTTCCTGAAAACTTTTGAACCCAGGCGAGAACCATGACAACCAGATCACGGAGCTCGTGTTGCTTAACCTTCAATTTTTCTGTCCACTCCAGCGGACAATAAAACAAATCCTTATCCTCCTCCGGATGCGCTTTGTAGTAGTAGAGTTTGGAGTACTCTTCATCGCTTGCAAGTGCCCATGTAAAACCCTTGGGTATTGCTTTTCTCAACTCATCGAACAAATAAATAGCGAGTTCTGGAAGGGTGGGACGTGTTTCCCACACCTTGTTGTCTTTGAACTCAGGAAGCTTCAAAAGAATCTGATAGATCTCAGGCAGGAGGCCGACCAAATTTTCAGAACCCATTTCGCCGCGCCCGGCAAATTGAAACGGATCCTTTGCAAAAAGCGGCCAGTTTAAAGCACTGGGTCTATAAACTCGTTCGGGCTTAGATTTGGCTTGTCTTTCTTGACGTGTTCCCGATGCAAGTATTCCCTTTGATCGTTTTGTGACCTTACGAGAAGTCGAGCGATTTGTGACTCTTTGAACTCTATTTGCTTTCCTGGTTGGCATAAGTGGATGCTGTCAATTACGTCTCCGGTTTTCATCCTTTATCACCAAGCACCGTGCTGAATCGGTACACGGCTTCTCCGTTCTCAATTTTTGGGCCTTTGATCACCGCCGTTGAGAGTTCGGGGTGAACGTTGCTGTAGTGTTTAACAACATCGTTGAGTTCCATTTTGGAGTGCGGGTCCTTTAGAACAATTTCCTTGCTGCCCTTTTCAAGGATAAATTTTCGCTTTGCGGTTGTTACTTGTAATGCCATGATTTTGTGTGGTTTTAAAGTGCTTCGATTGCTTTCTTTTCTTCTTCCAGTTTGCGCATATCCGCAATGGCCTTGGCCCAACGTTTTGCGTTTTCATAAGCGGCTTTAGCTTTTGCGTGATCCGGGAAGATGGATACAGCATTTGAATAGGACTGCTCTGCTGATTCGTATTCGCGGTTGTCAAAATGCTCCTTGCCTTCCTTCATGAAAAAATCGAACTGCTCTTCCGGGCTTGGCCCCTCCTTTACTTGCTCAATTACCGGTTCCGGAGCGCTTACCGTTTCTTCGATTACAGTTTCTGCTTTCTCTTCAACGGCTGTTATCTCAACCGTCTCAGCTATCCCTGTTGTATTGATATCGTCTTCAGATTTTGTTTCCTCCTCTTTAGTAAGAGTCTCTTTCACCGGTTTTCCCTTGCTTGATTTTACTTTGCTGGCTTTTGAACTAACTGCTTTCTTCTTGTCGTTCTTTTTAGTTTTGGTGTCTTCATCCAAATCTTCCTTTACTTCCTCGGCCACCTCATCGGCGTTCGATTGAAACTTAGACTCGACAGATAATGGCTTGCCAAGCTCTGTCAGATAAAACTGATCGAGTTCCTCCGGTGTACCGGTCATGCTGATGTGCTTTTCCTCTCCTCCAATTTCGATGGAGGTTAAGACCACGAGATCTTCACCGACTTTTTGGACGTTTAGTTTTACCTCCTGTTTGTCCTTCAAGAGTTCGCTGATGCCTTTAAAAAATGGATTCATAATTGTTTGTGGGGTTTTAGTTGAAGTTCTTCTTCTTGATTCATTTCCTCTGGCTGCGCCTCTTCCAACTCAGCCTGTAACTGGTAGTCGTGTTGTGTCATTTTCTCAATACCCACCACATTATCGTTGTAGATATAATGCTTTACACCCTTATCAAAGTCGTATTCCACGATGCAGGACTTGAACAGGTATTCGTGGCCATTGTTAATGTGAGTGCTCAACAAATTGATTTCTGCTGTCTTCGACTCCGTTTTCGCTTTGAAGCTGGCCTTAATGGTTTTTAGTTCATCCTCGATGGCATCACGGTCCTGACAGGCTTTTGCCAATTGTTTGGATTTGTGTTCCAGTTCCTCTTTGGTGAAGTTGTATTGGAACTCGTAATTTTCAGTTCTTCTGACCTTGTCAGTGTTAACTGCTTCTGTTTTTTTGCTCATGTTATTTGTGTAGGGATTTTTTAATTAATTCAATTGTTTCGTTGCTTAATTGGTTCAAAGGCAATCGCCGTGATTCTGTCAGGTGGAGTAGGGTTTTGGTCATTAACGTACCTTAAATAATGCTTAAAAAGAACGCCAGCTTCCTGATCAGTCAATTCCTCAACGGTGTGTATTATGTCGCAGTAAAGTAAAACTGACTTTTTATTCTCAGCCATTACAAAAAATATCCCTACTCCAACATAGCTGAACCCTGGCCATTTGACCTGAGAATGTTGTTTCGGGAATATTTTTCAATTTTTTCATAGGGTTCAGCTAAAGCAAAAATACTAAATGTTTAATGGTTTTGCAAGTTTTATTTTTTAAATTATTTCAGTGAATCATGGGCCGCCACAAGTTCCCTAATCCTTCTACCTTCCTTTGTTGACTTTGGCGATACCTGTAAAGCCCAATCGAGCAATACATCAGCCCACCAATGCCTAATCCTTGTTAAACCTCCAGGTGTGGTTTGGTCTGTCATAATCTCCGAGGACGAGCCTTTCAAGTTTTTTGAGTTTTCCATTTTTGGTAAGTGTGTTGATTGAACGTCTTATTGAGGTGATTGGATAGTGTTTGCCAATTTTTGCAATTTCATACTGAACATTAAACGGGGTAAATTCTTTATCGGGATTGAATCTGAAAACATCGAAAACAAGCGCATCCTGTTTGTCTGCTTTTTCTGAGAACTCAATTAGAGTTTGTCCGGTTTGGTATGTTGTATTGTAGTATGACATTGGTTAAACTGTTTTTGAAAAGTGAGGATCAAGCATGGTTCCGGCTAAAACAACACGCTCCTTTAAAAGCTCCTTGTCCGCTTCAGGCACATCAAACGAGATAACGTGCATGTTTTTGTAAAAGCAGCCATCGGGCAAATACGGCAGTTCCTCATCGTTACCATTGGCAATCCAATAGTATTTGTATGCCTCATCCGGTGGAACAGAAAAGCACAAATCCCGTATTTCCTGAAGCTCGGAGAGGTAAGGCATGTAAACAATCAGTTCGGCTTTGTTGGATTTTGTCAATTCCGCATTGGAAATAAGCTGCCAGTAATATTCCTCTCCTTTGTCGTGGTTTTGTCTTACATCCTCAATGGTTTTACACTCGGATAAAATGCAGAATGATTTGAGGGTTTCGGGGCATTTGACATCGCAAACGGTTCCGGGTTCCTTCCTTGCATCGGGGCTGCCTGACCAGTATTCAATCATTGGGTGAATAATTGTTTCATGGCTGCAAAGGATGTATTCAAGTCCCAGGAGGTCAAACACCCGCTTTTCGAGTAGTTTGCCCCAACTTAATGGCCTTGCGTTTGATTCGGCTGAGATGGCCCGTCCGAGTTTACGCTCAAAGTTGCGCTCCTTTATGTAGGTGATGGCCGGAACACCAAACCCGTGAGCCTGTTTGCCGTTGGACATTAAAGCCCCGATTTTACTGCTCGTAAAGTTTCCGATTCGGGCAGAGTTGTTAACCATTGTTTGCATGGCTTATCGGGTTAAAATTTTGTGAACTTTTCCGTACGACTGTGTTTCCTTGTTGTTCAGCACCCGTTCAATGAACGTCACTTCCTCAGCCGTAATTTTCTGCAATTCCTTATCGGTGGTTTCGTATAAGAACTGGAGGTCATCCGGATCATGATTTACAGCCGTACTCACAACCTTGTGATTTACGTCCTCAACTTCGCCGTCCGTTACTTCAACACCTGAAACAACACTCAGCAGCCATGCCCTTCCTTTGCGGGTAGCTTTGCCGATTATCGAATCAACTGAGGCGTATGAATCAATCTTAATAGGAATAGGCACAACCTCTGTTTTTTGTTCGCCGTTCAGTTTCCAAGTGATGTTTACGTCCACCGCTGCGCTGGTCTTTTCCTGATTTACTTTCGGGAGGCCGCAAACAATCCGGTACGATAAGCCTGGGAATCTGTTTAATAGATAACCGCACCCCTCTTTTGTAGGGTACATATTGCCGGCGATAATGTTAAACTGGTTTCCTGTTGGCTGCAGTCCCATCAGGACGGCCTCGATAAGGCAGTTTTTTACGACTTCCACCGGATAACCTCCGTTTTTATCTTTGTCGGTCCTGAAGCCTAATTTATTGCCTTGTAGGTTCATGATTGGCTTCATGTAGTCATCGGTCAGGAGTTTTTTAAGGTCGGACACGGCCTGAGCCACCGTGTTGGCTTTTTCAAATCCGGCCATTGTTTTGCTTCCGATTACCGAAAGGACACTTTGGTCGAGTTGTTTTGTGATCTCTGTTGTTTCCATTTGGGGGTTAGATTTATGGGGGTTAATTGTTGTTTACTTGGTGAAGGACTTTGTATGCCTCAAGCATATCTTTGCGGGTTGTTTGTGCCGCTTTCATAGCTTCGAGTAACTGAACGCTGGCTTTGATTTTCAATTCCAGGTTAATACATTCGAGTTCTTTGGCTTCAATCTCCTTTTGTAGTTTTTCGATTTCTTTCATTTTCTGCGTTTTTTGTATTGTTTGAATAATCCGTTGTTTGTAACCTGTATTGACTTCAGTTTGTCATCTCCTTTGTATTCAACCGGAGGAGGAGTAATAAGCACCCATTCACCGTTTCTGAACACCTTGTAAGGCTTAGGATATAACATTCCCATTTTTCCTGATTTTGAGTAAGTTTTTAAAGAACTGAAGAACCTTGTTTTGTCGTACCGGCTTTGCTGCCATTTCCTCAAAAGCTGACCCGCCGTAATTACCTGAGCCGAATATCAAATTGAAAAGCGTTGCCATTATAATCCGTGTTTTTCTTTGAATTGCTTTTTAAAATCCTCATACTCCATCTTTGAACGCGCGCTGTAATCAACCATAAAAGCCTTCTGAAGCTGAATCAGCTTTTTTGTGTCAATACGGAGCGTATCGTGCTTTTTTTGTAAAGCGGAGGCATTAACCGGCCTCGGATTGTTTATTAACTCCTTCCGTAGGTCCTGAACCTTGGCAATCAAAACCTCACGATCCTTTCCGGCCTCCCCATACATTTGCTCGGCCACATCCAAACCCTTACGCAAAAGTTCATTTTCAATCCTCAGCCTTTTCAATTCCTGATGGTCAATGTCCGACTGAGCAGAAAAACCCTTCAGCCTATCTTTCAGCCAGGCCTCATGTAAGCCCCTATAAAATTCGTTTATTACCGCCTTTGTTCCGCTCATTCTCCTAATTTTATACCATGTGAAATAATGTTTTCAATCAGCCCAGCACCCATGTCCAACTCTGCAAAATACCTCCTGACAGTTCCATCCTGCAAACAGTCATCGCAAGCCTTTTCATACTCAAACTCCATACCTTTGATAAAAGTCCTGTTACAGAACGTACATAGGTGCTGAGGCTTAATCCGGCCCTTTTCCTCCTGTTCAATTTGCCTGAAGTGTCCGGCAGCGTCTTCAATCGGGTTTCCTGAGTTCATGGCTTTTAGTTTTGGTCTTCGGTTACTAAACTGATTGACTTGGCCTCGTTATTAAAGTAAGACTGCACCTTTGTGAAGGTGCCCCTGGAGCCAATCCCATCCTTTAGGATTTTGCGAATGGTTGGCGCACTTAAACCTGTTTTTCGGGAAATCTTGGTTACATCCCCGTGATCGGTCATTAGTTTCCATTTATTCAGTAATTCGGCAGATACTTGCATTTTATGGTTGTTTTTGATTTGTTATACTTTCAATTACGGTACAAATATACAACAACTCAAATACAAAAGTCAAGTAAATCTGAAAATAAAGTGAAAAAAGTTATTAACAATGAAAATGCGATATTATGCCAACGCATGCGAACGCATATTTCGCAATGCGTTTTATGCCGATAGTGTTAGTGTTATAGTTAGTGATAGTGTTAAAGTTAAAGTAAAAGAAAATATATAAAAAGAAAAATTATGAAAATTTAATGGTTTTAAGATTTTAAATACACAACAGGCTTTAATACGTTAAGCGTGGCGGCGTTTTACCCTCAAAAAGGTATTACCCTACTATTTCAACTTTACAAAGCGGCAAATCGCCTAAATTTAAGCCAACGAATCAACCTCCAGTTTTAAAATTTTTTCGCACGCCTTTTTTATTTTTTACTATACCCTATAAACTATAATTATATAATATTATTTATAGTTTCCATATGTTGAACATATGATACAACATATGTTATTTTATAATTCTTTAAAAATCACTTAATTACATCAAAAATCCAATTTTTTAACATTTGACTTTTTCCAAAAAGTGCCATTTTCAAAATGACATGTTTTTCATATGTCACTACATATGTTCATACATATGTTACTGCATGTGTAATTGAAAAAAATTACTTGCATTTTACTTTCAAATTAATTAATTTTACACCCAGATTAATATTAAAAAGCATGAGGCCAATTGAAAAACTTTATACGATTTTATGTTATGAGGGTTGGGCCATACCGCTGTCCGATTATGGTTTTGCGTTTAAAAAGACACCATCAAACACAATGAGTTTTGAGGCTAAATTAATAACTCAAATCAATGTAAAATTCATAAGTGATTATTGTGACACACACGACCTTTTTTATTCTATAACATACGACACTGATAGAAAATCAATAATTGTAAATTTTTGGGAAAATTTAAATTAATAAATCATGGCTAAATACAACCTGAGTAAAATTGAACTTAATCAGTCAGTTGAGTTCGAATTATCAGACCTAAACTCAATTCGAGCAACCGCCTCAAACTACAGCAAAAAGAACAACAAAAAATTCAAAGTCGAGAAAATACCAACTGGAGCAAAAGTAACCCGATTGACTTAATATCGACCACAAGGAAATAATTGACCAACACTTCAAATCGAACTTTACCTACTACGAGAAAGTTTGCAGGAATTATTATCGGGGAAGGTATCTGAAAGATGATCTTCTTCAGGAAGCCTACCTGGGAATGTTAAAGGTTAAACCCGATGTGATTGTTAAATTCAATGAATTAAACCGATTACACAACATAGGTCTTTTGGTTATCAGAAGCCTCTACCAAAAAAGAAACCAATCAAAAAAAATTAAGTCATCCGGATGCAGCCCACTATTCGAAACACCAACAAGAGAGATTTACATAAACGGCCAGCCAATTAATTCAATAGAAGACAAACGCCATGAGTTAAGTGATGATTTCGAGGTAATGACCCTTCCAGAATGGGTAATGGTATTTTCTGGTAACGAAGACAAAACACCACAAAACACCACGCCGGAGGAAATAGTAGAAACAATTGAACGCCTATTTGAATCAAATCGTTTACACATGGACCTTCTTATGAAGGCAAACGAGCCCGGACTTAGTATTAATAAAATACACAAGGTAACCGGAATTGGTAGGGCCTACTTAACCAAGGTGTATAAAGAGGCTGTTCAAATTGTTAAAACTGAATTAAGAAATGAGTGAGTTATTTAAACACTACGAAGCAAACAAAGAACTATTTGACTTCTGGATTGAACGCCGGGAGAAACTTCAAATAGGGATGGCAATACTTAAACCTTTGGTAGAGGAATTTAAGAAACAAAACCCCGGAATGAGACCAGATTCATGCGCTGATTGTGTTATTGATGTGGTGATCTGGGCAAAGATTCAGTACAAAAACGAACTCAAAAAGCAAAGCGGCGAAACCGTAAAACCGGTAAAAACAAAAAAGACTAACTCCTGATGGCAAAACCAATATTAATAGTTAGAATACCAAATACAACACCGCCAGATAGGGTGGATGAGATTACAAAAAACATAGAATCAAAACTGTCTAACGAGTACTTTGTTTTGGTTGTTAGGCAGGATGAAATAGTACACCCTCAATTTGAAATTATTAAATAATGCAGGATTCATACGAGTCGATATACTTTTGGAATGAATAAGGTTGTAATAAAACCACTCAGCGTTAACGATGCGTGGCAGGGCAGAAGGTTTAAAACGGATGCCTATAAGAATTACGAGGGCGTGATGCTGGCCTATTTGCCTAAACTGAAACTGCCTGAGCCTCCTTTCAAATTGACTTTGGAGTTTGGATTCAGCAGCAACGCCTCAGACTTTGATAACCCCGTAAAGCCATTTGTTGACATCCTGCAGAAGAAATACGGGTTCAATGATAAAGACATCCACATGGCCGTAATCAGCAAAAAGATTGTACCTAAAGGCTCAGAATACACCAGCTTTTTGATTGAACATTCCGAAATATCGTATCTTTAGTTCATGAAAACACTTAAATACATATTCGTAATCTTAGCCTTTCTTTCCTGCAAAAAGGAAGAAACAGAAAAAGAAACCAAACAAATTAATACTTATACCCTCAGCGTTAAAATAACCGGGTATAGTTATGGGGTAGTAAGATTAAATGGTAATATAGAAACGCCCCCTTTTGAAGTTAGCACCGGGGATGTGGTAACAGTTGACTACCGAAACCAAGGAACATCCGGCACAGTCAAAACCTTCAATATTTTAATACTCCAGGATTCAAAAGTTATCGGGGAGTGTAGCACTTGCACCAGGTACATAAACACTTTTTATATTCAGTAATGGCAAGGCCGTCCGGAACCAAAAGCATACAAAAACCCGATGAAATGTGGCAATGGTTTGAAAAGTACAAAATTCAAACAAAAGCCAATCCTATTAAGGTGCACGACTTTGTTGGCAAAGACGGAGATAGTGTAGAGAGGCTAAAGGAAAGACCATTAACAATAGAAGGATTTAAGAACTTTTGCAGAAGAAATGTCTGTGAAGTAAGACAATACTTTAGTAATGACGATGATAGATACAAGGATTATATTAATATCTGTCATGCGATTAGGGAAGAAATCAGGCAAGACCAGATTGAGGGGGGTATGGTAATGATTTACAATCCGTCCATAACCCAAAGACTAAACGGCCTAACCGACAAAACAGAAACAAAAGTCGAGGGTGAAATATCTATTAAGCAGATCACCGGCATGGAGATTAAATGAAGCTGACCTTTGACACTTCCGGAAACGAGAAACAAAAAGAAGCCTGTCGGTATTGGCTCGATAAAGAAACATTTGAAATCATTTATGGGGGTAGCAAGGGTTCCGGAAAGAGTTACTTAGGTGCACAGTTAATATTTGCTGATGCCCTAATCTATCCGGAAACCCATTACTTCATTGCCCGTAAAGCCCTGAACGATTTAAGGAAGTTCACCATTCCTTCGGTTCACGAGGTGTTTAACCATTGGGGCCTTAATTCAAATT